GCTGCTGTTCCGTTTGGCTTGATTGTGACTGGCACTGCTGTGCCGTTGTTGAATGCGTCGTAAAACAATTTTTCGATCGTTGGGTAGTCCTGCATCAGTTCAAGTGTCATGCTGTGGTCTTTGAGTCCCTGGATGCGTGTGACTGCTCCGCTCGAACCGAACGAGGTTGTGGCGATTTCTGCTGCCGTCAAGTTCAATGTGCATGATGCGACGTATGAGGTGATGTCGGTGTTCGCTGTTCCGAATGTGACCGCCACGTTTGTAAGGACTTGCTTTGCCATTTGTGTTTCTCCTGCCCTTCGGCACTAGAGGTGTTTGCTTATGGAAACTCTAACAGGGCGGAGTTCGTCCTGTAAATAAATCTAGGCATAAACAACCACGCGAAAGTCCACCATCAGGTAGGTGGTGTCGTTGCCTTCGGTTGTTGAGATGTTGTTTGCCGACTCGACCAGCAAGTTCTGGACCACTCCGTTCAGGGTTCTGTCTGCTTCTAGCGCTGCTCGTATGGATGTCGCTGAGTCGTATGAGACGTAGCCATCGAGGGCGGTCTGTGCTGTTCGTTCTGCCGCTCTTCCAACGACAACGGTGACGGTATAAATGTGGGTTATGAGCCCGCCTCGCATCGCTCCGTTGTATGTCACTGTGTCCAGCATTGGCCATGCGAACGGCGGGTTCAGGTTGTCTGGTTGGTAGGCGTAGCTTCGAAGTCCTGGGATGGTTGCGAGCGCTGTTGCGATGCCTTGTTTTATTTGTGTGACTGTGGCGCTCACGCAAATAGCCGCATTCGTCTGTACGGTTCTACGAGCTGCGCGACGTCTGGGTCGAGTGCTCTGCTCACGCGAATTGCTCCGAGGTCTCCGAAGCCGGCTACGCCTAGCGGGGAGTCGTATCGTTTGAAGATGCGCGATGCCTGGATGATGGTTGCTTGTGTAACTGGTTCTGGGATCGCAGGCCATCCGAAGACGGCGGTCAGTTTGACTAGCGCCTGCTCTCCGTAGTTTGTGTCAATGTTTGGAAAGACGTAGTCGCCTGTGGCTCGAATGCGGTCGTATGCCCAGGTCAGTCCGTCGAGGTTTCCGTTGAGTGGTTCAAGCTGGTAGTCGTTTGTTTGCCACGTGACGTCGAAGGTTCCGTCTGCGTTGGTTGAACTTTGTAGCGTGATGGCTGTTCCTGCGATGTCGTCTATCTGGCAGACGTATGCGTTGCTTGCTGTGTAGAGGCGTGTCTCTGCTGTTCCGCTTGTCCAGAATTTTCTGCTGCTGTATCCGTCTATGAGGCGTGATGCGGCGCCGGCGCAGTTGTCTATAAGTTCATCGTCGATGGTGTCAGCGGTTCCGATGCGTAGTGCTGCTTTGATCTGGTTGCGCGTTGCGTAATTTGGGCCGCTCATGATGTCTCAATTCTAGTTGATAGTTGCGTGTCCTCTGTAGGGTGTTCCTTCGAGGCTGTAATTTATGAATGGGTTTAGCGAGTACGTTTGGCATCCGTATACCTGGTTGAGTCGTTCCTTCATTTGTCGCAGGTGCATTTCGTAAAGGCTCCAGTGGGTGTCGCCTTCCACGTAGCCGTCGATGCGGTGGTTGCCTCCAAGTGTTCCGCAGTCTGCTCCTACTAGGACGATGTATTTGGCGCCCATGTAGGCGGCTAGGTGCATCGCCCCGTGTATGCCTGATGAGCCGACGACGAGGCTGTCTTCTTTGTTTGGCCAGTCTTTCCCATGCGGGTCAAAGGATGCGCCTGGTCTTCCTTGCGTTGCTTCGAATAGAACGATCCCGTCCATGATGTCGATGAAGTAGCCGTCTGTTCCGTGTTCCTTGTCTGGGGTGAAAACGGCGACGCTTTGTTCTTTTCTGTTTTCGCTTCTGCTGTCCTCGTGGTAATGGCTGAAACAGTAATATTTTTTTAGCCCGAATACGGAACCAGCAAAGTTTGTAGTCACGCATGTCTTGTCGTCAAAGAAACCAGGGGCTAGGTAGTTGAGTGTGGCGCCGGAACCGAAGACGTAGATCGTTTCGCCTTTGTGGGCGTTTTTGAATTCTGTTATTTTACGCATCCCAGCCGAGTTCCCTTCGTCGTGTCAGGTCCCATTGTCCTATCGGTGGTGTTCCATCTTGCCATCGTTCTAAGTGGAGTGCCTGGTTTGCTTGGAAGCTGCGCATATTTTTTTCAGCCAATTCTGGCGATGCTTTAATGGTGGATGAGTTGTCGTGTTGTACGGCTGCGTCCGACACCAGAATTGGTATCCCGTTGTTTCTGGCGCGTTGCTCGTAGTCGTTGTCTTCGAAGTAGGCGGGCACATAGCATTCTGAAAAGAGGCCAATTTTTTCTACCACTTTGGCTCCTATCCAAACGCAGGACCAGCCTGGCGCTGCGCTTGAGAACAGGATCGCTTCTTCTGATGTGTCGTTGTGGAAGCGCTCTAGTTGCCCTGGTTCGAAGGCGGCATCTGAATTCATAAGTATCCAGCCTTGTCCGTGTGGCGTTGCCTTGATTCCCAAGTTCCATGATGGTGCTACGCCCAGGTTTGTTGGCATGCTCCACACGCGGTAATTTTTCACGTGGCGTCTGTCAATAAACCAGGGGTAGTCGTGGAGTGTGCTCTGTCCTCCGTTGTCAATGATGAGAAGTTCTGCGACTGGGTAGTCGATTGATTTGATGGCGCGTTCGAGGAGGTCGTATCTGTTTAAGACTGGGATGATGATGCATGGCACCATTCTGCGAGCTCCTTCATAATCGGTTTCCAGTGGGTTGCCCAGACTTGATCTGCGTCGTATTGTTTCGCAAAGTTGACGGCTGTTTGGTTTGTTCCTCGTGGCGTTTCGTATGCGTCTTTTAATGCTTCAAGGATTGACGGAACTTGTGGCGTGCAGAACCACGACTTTTGGTGGGCGTCCCAGAATGGTTGAACGTCAACGGCCCAGCCTGCTCCGACTAGTTCGGGCTGCGCTGTGAAGTCCGAGACGATGACTTGTGTTCCGCAGGCTTGTGCTTCGATCACTGGAATGCCGAAGCCTTCGCCCATGCTGCAGGCTAGGAGGACGTCTGCTGCTGTGTACATGGCTGCGAGTGCGCCTTGTGGGAAGCCGGCGCGGTATGAGTATTGGTCCACGATTTTGTATTGGTGTGGTTGAATTCCGCAGGCCTCTAAAAGTGGGACGAGGTTTATGCCGCCCATCGCGCCGTCGCGTTCTGTGTGTAGGTAGAGGATGGCGTCTGGTCTTGTTTCTGCGAAAATGCCGAAGGCCAGCAGGTTTTCTCCGAATGATTTACGGGATGGGTTTTGTCCTTTGTTGGCGGCGTTCATCATGACCACGAATTTGTCTTCTGGTATTTGCATGAGTTCGCGTCCTGTCCATTCGCGTTGTCCGTTGCTCCACTTCGCTGTTGGTTTGAATGTGGCGTCGATTCCGTGTGGCGCGTAGAACGCCTCGACCCCTTCTGCTTCAAGCATGCGCAGGCCGAATTGTGACATGGCGATCGGCTTCACGTTGTCGCGTTTGCACCAGGCGATGGTTTCTTGTGGGCATGGCGCGTGGTCAATTGGTACCCACGAGGCGATGTTTGTTATCTGGTTTAGCGACGGGGACTTCAATACCCAAACATCGAAAAGTGTCATGAGTAGTGCTGGTATGTCTTTGTTGCCGTTTGCCCAGTCCATCCAGTGGGCTGTGAGAATGTCGTCGCTGTAAGGCGCCATTCCTCTTGGGTATAACTTGATGCCGTTCCACATCGAGGCGACGCCTTCGATTCCGTACATCGCGTGGATTGCTACTTCGTGGCCTTCTTCAATGAGCCTGGGGACTGCTTGCGCGGTTTGCGTGCCGTAGCCGGTTGGCGCGAACGGGGCATTTGAATACCAGAGGATTCGTAACGTGTCCCTATTGGCTGGTCTGCTTCTTCCGGCAGGTGTGCTATTCCCCTGCGAAGTAGGAGCTGTGCTTCGAGGTCTGGTAACTCGACCATCGTGCTTTGGATGATTACGCGCATTGCCCACCTTTGTCTCCTTCGCAGGTCGCAGAAATAAAATGAGGGCGACGCGCCCTGCGTGTTCGCGTCGCCCTCAAATTTAGCCGCCTTGCGGCAGCGCTCGCATCTGTCAGCTGTTTATGGCTGGAGCAGGTGCTTGATGTGGCTTGTTTGTGGCAAATTTCCATCGACCCGGAATGTCGCCCGGAACGTAACTAGATTGCTGCTGAATGCGAAGTCGTCGCTTCGATCCAAACGGAGGCCGCCTACGGTTCGCACGTAGTACGAAGGAAGGTGTCCAACAATTACCGACTTGGTAGTTGTCGCAACGTCGACCATCGACGGGTTCTCGTAGATTGGTTTTCCAAGCAGCATGTCTGGGCTGTCCATTGCGAGGCTCGGCTGGAATACATAATTCCCGGCCGTGTCCTTCAGCTTTCGAACTGCTCCGACTGACTTGCCGTTCATCATCCAGCCGACGCCTGGGAGGTTGCGTGCGCCGCCATCCAAACTGTAGAGCAAGTCGATGAGGTTGTCTGCTGTGAATGCTGTCGCTGTGCCTGCGGTTCCGCCAACAGATGATGCTGCGACGATTCCCTTTGGCATGTCTGTGCCTGTTCCAACGGTCAATGCTGAGCCGACTGCGAAACCGAGGGCGTTACCGACTTGGTCTGCCATGAAGCCGAGAATGTCGACGCCAGTGTCTTCTAGTAATTCATTCGACAATTGAACAAGGAACGAATATTTGTACGCGCCGAGTGTGATGAACGAGTTGAATACTGGATCGCTCTCGCCAATTGCTGAGCCTTCGCCTGTCACTGTGCCAACTGAATAAGTTGACAACGATGGGATTTGGAGGTTCTCTCCGCCTGTTGTGTTCAGGACGGTTGATGTTTGAAGAACTGGCGCGATGAGGCGTGCCTTCATAATCACTTGGTCGTAGAACGAAGTCGGAACTGGTGAGCCAGTGCTTGACTTCAGAATGTCGCGGCGCTCGAAGTTGTGTGAGCGCTTCTCATTCATTACGAGGGAGCGGATGTGTGCGACGTCGTCTGCGACTGG